AGTTGTACGGGCTGGCCCCTGAGTTGATCATCATAGATAACCTTATGAATGTAGCTGCTGAGACAGACAACGAATGGGCTGGACTCCGTGCAATTATGATGGAGCTTCACGATATGGCACGTAAGACTGAAGCCTGTGTACTGGTATTGCACCACGTCTCTGAGCAATCAGAGTATGGAAGTCCAACAGAACCACCAGCACGTCGTGCTATTCACGGCAAGGTAAGCCAGTTGCCTGCACTTATCCTGACACTGGGCTATCACCCAGTACAAGGTGAGTTAAAGGTAGCAGCGGTGAAGAACCGCTTTGGTCCACACGCAGCAGATGGCAAGGACTATGCCACCTTGTATGTGAACTATGGTGCTTGTCAGATATCAGATGGAAACTCCTATGGTGCAATGCTGGCAAGAGATGCACGTGCAGGTTATACTGGTGACTACGTTGCTGAAGATGAATACGGAAGAGAGATAGCGTGATGGCTAATACAGAGATTCAGTATCTAAGAAAAGAGATTAAGCAACTCAAGCAGGATATGACTAACCTGTTGATGGTGCTGATTGACTTGAAGATTCTTAAGGTAAAGGTTGATGAGAACGGCCAAGCTGTTTACGATACCGGTAAAGATGAGTAGTCCTAAGTACAACAAAGCAAAAGGCGCAGCCTTTGAGATTGATGTAATGAAATGGTTTCGTGGTCTTGGTGTCCTCGCTGAGAGGTTGCGCTTGGCAGGCAAGGACGACGAAGGAGATCTAGTAGTTGTGGTCGCGGGACAGACATACATACTAGAACTCAAGAACACGGCAAGACTAGACTTACCGGAGTTCTGGAGGCAGGCAGAGGTTGAGGCGCTTAACTACGCTAAGGCTCGTGGTATTGGGGAAGTGCCACTGCATTATGTTGTGGTTAAGCGTCGCAACTCTGGTATAGACAAGGCTTGGGTGGTCCAAGACTTACAACAATGGTTAAAGGAGAAACAATAATGCCAACACCACAAGGTGATATCACTAGCACAGAGACGTGGAGCGAAGCTCCAGCAGAAGAAGTAGTAGAGGAGACAACAGATGAGTCTGACGATACTGAACAGGCTTGACATTGACATTGACTGGTACTTCACAGCAGTATCAGTAGGCTTTACCATACATAAGCGTGGCTTACAGTTGTCGCTTATCTTCTTTGATATCAGCATCTATTACTTCAGCCCTAAGTGGCGCGAGAACATCAAGTCTCGTTACAAGAAGTACCAAGAGGAAGCGTTGGACCAAGCGTGATCTGTACATACTGCACTAGGGCAGGAGAAGAGAACAGCGTAGGACATCTAAAGCGTGCTGCACACTGGCACGATAAGTGCGACATAAAGGGGTGTGTATGCCAGCACAAGACTGGTCCAGGGTACGTAAGGCGGGCAGGTACAAAGGTTCCGTTGATGCAAACTCAATCCCCATAGATGTAATCATTAGATTCTTCGGAGGAGAAGTACGAGAAGGTAAGTCAGCATCAGTGCGGTGCTGCTTGCATTCTGATAGTAGAAGGTCAGCTGTCATCAACACCTATGACAACCTGTACTTCTGCCATACCTGCGGTAAAGGAGGCAATGCCGCAAACATTGTTTGCCTCATAGAGAATTTGGAGTTTAACGATGGCCTCAAACGTGCAATCGAAATTGCTGCTGGAAGCGGCGCAGAGATACGCTCAGCAAATAAGTCCAGAGGCTCTCGTCGCGCTCTCAGAACGTGGGATATCTGAAGAGGTAGCAGCCCTTTATATGCTCGGTACTGTTACCGATCCTATGAATGGTCACGAACTGCACGATGGTTGGATATCTATTCCATACATCACCGCAATGGGTAGCTGCGTAGGCTTTAAGTTTCGTAGGTTAGATGATGGCAAGCCTAAGTATGGCTCACCTACTGGACAGAAGGCACATCTCTACAACGTCACCGATACTACAATCTTGAGTAGACATATCGTTGTTTGCGAAGGTGAGTTAGATACAGTCATAGTCTCAGGAGTCCTTGGTATCCCAGCAGTGGGAGTACCGGGAGTGCAGGCTTGGAAGCCACACTTTGCTAAGTTACTTAATGGTTATGACAGTGTGTATATCGTAGGAGATAACGACGTGAAGGAAGATGGCACCAACCCAGGAGCTGAGTTCTCTAAGCGTGTCCAACAAGAGGTATTAAACGGAACAATAGTACACTTACCACCTAATATGGACATCAACGACTACTACTTAGCCTATGGCGCTGAAGCGACAAAGACTTTGCTAGTGGGTGAGGCGATTGGATAAGAGTGATTGGCAACAGATGATACAGACTTTGCATACTATGGGCTTTCACATCTTGCAGATCAACGAAGAAGAGGAGACGCTCTTAATATGTCCAACACGAATCCGCTTGTAGACCACGCTGCAGTTACAGGATACAGGGCAGATGGTGTATCCACTGAGGACTTAACGTCTTTCATTGAATCCTTTGCGTCATTGCGTGCATCTCGTGTGCGTGGTGTTGGCGCAGACCAGTACTCACTTGCTAAAGGACAGAAGTTCGAGTCCTTTTCTTTCTCCGATACCATCAGAGAACTGGTAGAAGAGCTGGCCGATGCCAGTAACTACATAGACTTCCTTGCAATCAAGTTGCTGAACTTACAGCACATTATAGATTCGGAACTACCTAACTGTGACTGAGATACACCCATCTGTTTATGACATAGTGCCTAGTGTTGCTAGCAATGTGTACAAGAGTTACAGAAAGTTTGTTGAGCGTGATGACGTAAAGCAGGAGTGCCTGCACTGGGCTATGACTCGTGCTGCCTACATCAACGAGCAGTTGGGTGAAGAGGATACAGATAAGCGCAGGCATAACGAGCAGAAGATAGCGTGGCAGATGAAGCGTGCAGCTGAGAGATACTGTCGCAAGGAGAAGGCTCACAAGTCTGGCTATCAACTAGGAGATGAGGCATACTACGAGAGCGCTACTCTTGCTCAGTTGCTTCCCTTTGTTATTGCTTCCGTACTAGATGGCACTGTACTAGAGCAAGCACAAGAGATGATACAAGATGGTATGCCTAAAGGTTCATCGTCACCAGCAGAAGGTGGCACACTACTTGCCACGCTGATTGATATTAAGAAGGCTTACGTTGCACTAGAGCAAGAGGATCAGCGCATACTTACGCTGCGCTACCACGAGAACCTTACCCTTGCACAGATAGGGCAGGTACTAGAGTGCCACTTCACTACCGCAGACCGCAGATGTAATAGCGCAATGCGACACTTGAACAACCTACTCGGTGGGGTTAGTCCTTACAAATGACATTCAGTTTTAAGTGTATATGTGGCGTAACTATATATGCTGACTCAGAACGTCAGCTCTTTGCTTTACTTAAGCGTCACGCAAAGAATAGTGAAATACATATTGCACAAGGTTGGGAAGGCCACAAAGGTTATGGTGGCGATAATTAACGAGTTAGTTCTTTTCGACTTTCTTAAACTTAATCTCTACCCAGATTTAGAGCGAGCGCCTGGTATCTACGATGCCTTCGACTGCACCAGCGCAAAGGCCGGTCACTTCATTGAGCTGAAGTGTCGCCAAAGTCATTATTCTACGCTACTTATAGAGCAGATGAAGTATCGCAAGCTCATCACGCAGGCATACCACCGCGACCTTCTGCCCTTCTATATCAACAGCACACCGCTTGGCATCTACTCCTTTGATCTGACAGAGATAGATGAACCTGAGTGGTTTGTCCACCCTATGCCTGCAACCACAGAGTTTGAGAACAATGAGAAGGTTGATAAGATTGTCGGGTACTTAGATGTGGAGGAGGCTATCAAGCTATGACCTATGACTACGAGTGTCCGGGGTGCGGTGATGTACGCACTATCTCACGTGGTATCAACGACCCAGAAGAAACTTATATCTGTACGCAGTGTGACTGCACCTTTCAACGCAAGTGGTCCGCTCCCACTGTAGTCTTCAATGCACCTGGCTTCTATAGTACGGACAATAAGAAGTGACACAAGGATTTACTAGCGGTATGCGTACCTCACTCGATGATACTTGGACTACACCGCGTGAGTTCTTTGATGAGCTGAACAAAGAGTTTAACTTTGGTTTAGATGCAGCTGCGCTGCAAGCGTCCACTCTTGTACCGGATAACTGGTATGGCCCTGATCACCCAGACCCTGCGGCTCGTGATGCTCTTCGCATAGACTGGAATCATAACTCACGTGGCAGACCTATATGGTTGAACCCACCTTATGGCAGAGTCATCAAGGACTGGGTGCGTAAGGCTAGTGAAGTAGCAGCAGCCGGTGGCACAGTTGTCTGCTTAGTACCAGCTCGTACTGATACTTCTTGGTGGCACGACTACTGCATCAACGCATACGAGATTAGATACATACGTGGTCGCCTTAAGTTTGGTGGACAGAAGAACTCTGCTCCTTTCCCTAGTGCGATTGTGATAATGAAATGACAGAGTATCCAAACTGGTTTGCTCAGGCTGCACAACAGAACTTCGAGACACACCTTACTGAGTATGCTGGCAAAGATAACCTTAAGTTCTTACAGCTTGGTGTATTTACTGGAGATACAAGCGTATGGCTAGCAGAACATATCCTTACTGGTACTGGTTGCTGGTTAATAGATGTTGATACGTGGGAAGGTAGTGATGAGGAAGCACACGAGACGATGGATTTCAATGATGTCTACGCTACCTACCTATCTAAGATAGAGAAGTACAAAGATAGAATTGCTACGTTCAAGTCCACTACTACTTGGTTCTTGACTAGCGTGCGTAAAGATCCTGACTATGACTTCATCTACATAGATGCAGACCACACTACAGTCGGTGTGATACTCGATGCTGAACTATCGTGGCCACAGTTAAAGTCCGGTGGCATTATGGCATTTGATGATTACGAGTGGGGTAGCCATCTTCCCCTGCACTTGCGTGCTAAGCCTGGCATTGATCTCTTCCTCCTTCGCCACGAAGGACAGTACGACACACTTGTTAAGAACAATCAGTACTGGATTAGAAAGCACTAACCCCCACCGGAAAGAGTAACAGTGGGGGCTAGCTCCGTTAGGAGGGCGTGCTTATTGTAACACAGATATTGCTACGTGGCAGGGGTCGCCACCATCGTCCCACTCTTCTTGCTCTTCCTCCGTCATATACTCATAGTTGCCATCGTGAGTCATACAGTATGGCTTGCTTATCCAACCCATCTTAATCCCCAACCTTAGCCAGTATCTAAACATCAGTACCACCCTCTTCTGTCAGAGTGTCGGAGAGCGCTGCACGCACTCCCTGAATAGCGGTGTTCAAGGTATCGTAAGCCGTGAAGGATCTGTAGTTCAGCTCGTGAACTGCGTTCTCTAAGGAGTTGAGCAATTCCATAAGCCGAGCTTCTTGGTTCTCCCTGTAAATCTCTTGGACGCGCCAAGTGGTCGAAGCGGGATTCACGGGTCCAAAGGGTGATAAGGCACTCCGTCTCTCTCTTCGTATATCCGAGAGCGCGACTATATTCTCTTGCGATTCGTTTGTTCTCACGCTTCTCCTCCCCTGTCGCCTTCGTCCTCGCCGTCATCTGCGGCTTGTGGTCTAGCTGGGGCAGTACTGGGTCGTGTATCCAGCTGGCTAGCAGCAGTAGCACCAGTAATATCAAGCCACTTTTTACCCAGTTGTTCATCATTTGCCTTCTCCTCCTCTAAGTATTCTTTATACTGATCGGGGTAGGCTTGCGCCAACCGCGTAAACGCTCTATCTCTTGCTCGTCTGTAGTTGCGGTAATAGACCGCTTGGTTAGCGGCAGCTTTAATCCTTCTCTCGCTCACTTATTCCACCTCTGCTCGACTACTATAAGCCAGTATGTTACCAGCAAAATAACCCCTATCCCTATCCAGTACAGCATTACTCTCCCTTTCCCTTGACTATTGCTTGGTTGATGATGTGCGTTATGTCTATCGGTTGCCCGATCAGCACGGCATCTTCCTCATCTGATGACCACGCAGAGACAAGCACACGGCTACCGATAGGCGCTCTCTGATACCACTCCACAGCCTCGTGAGGTTTCTCTCCTCCCCATTGAGCGATACCTTCCGCGTCCGTTACCTCATACAGGTTAATCAAGTCATACTTTGGCGGGTGAAAACTGATTACATTGCTCATTTAATCTCCTCCAGTACTACATCGTCATATCCTGCACGGATATAGTCGTTGGCAAGCTCGGCTGCTTGCTCATAGTCAAGGCGAAAGGCGTTCAGTTCACTCCCGCCTACCCATACAGTCCAGTTACTCATTGAGCTGCCTCGCAATCATTGAGGAATTGAACGCGATCGAAGGTCGCATCGCTCTCCTTGAAGGCTTCTGCCAGCTCTCGTGCAACCACTTCCATAGTCACCGGCTGCCCCTCCTCGTCGTGGTCAATGCCTGATAGAACATCGGCTACCAGTAGGTAAATATCTTTATTCATTGTCTCCCTCTTTCTCATCTAGGTTAAAGATTCGAGCCATCGCTCGATTAGCTCTCTCTATATTGCGGAGTGCCTCCGCTATCTCGTCTCTCTCCTCTTGCTGCCTAGCTAGCTTGGTGCATAGCTCGGCTTTGGCGAATAGATATTCTTTGGTTGGCTCGCTCACTTGCCTTCCTCCTTCATCATCTCGTCTATCTTGTCGCACTCTATTAGCCAGAGAGCCTCTCTCCCTAGTTTCCACACAATAGGCTCACGCCCGTAAGCTGTACCATAGTTCATTTACTCGCCTCCTGTCATCTCGATAAGCTTCTCTTTAGATAGATTCTCTGCCCACTTTGGCGCAGTCCCGCTCGCCCACTCAATCTCTATATCCAGATCGAAGGGTTGGCCTTCCGGCCAGCCCGCTTTAATGATTAGCTCGCTGTCGTCCTCAAAGAATACTTGTTCTATTACTGAACGATAGGTGATTTCTTTGCTGATTACTTTCATTTATTCTCTCCCTCTTCCTTATCTATACAAGCGGGGCAGATGTTGCCCCCCTCCTCCTCTTGCTGGTCGAAATCATCGCCACACTCTGCGCATTTAATCTCATTAAGAATATGGTTACTCCACGGGTCGCCGTCATAGTAGCTCACGCCTTAGCCCTCTCTTGCTCTAATCGATCGGTGAGGTATTCGATAGCCACCTTTCGGGCGTCTTTGTATCCGGTGCCAACCACCCAGCGCGGAGCTATCTCTTTATTCTTCAAGGCTTCGAGCATTGTCTCGGTGCTCATTGTGGCGAGGTCGCCGAAGCTGTACTTGTAGCTCATTACTTGTTCCTCTTCTCTGCCTCTTGCCCGATAGCCTTGAGGCGCTTGAACTCTGAAGGTGAGACTGTAATCTTCATTGTCTCGCCGTCATCGTAACCACGAATAGCTGCGTGCCCTTCGTAGCCCTCCTCCGTCCAACCTAAAGGTTGCCCGGCTGCCGTTGTGCGTAGCCACCCTCTGCGTGGGTTGCCCGTTGTTGTGTTGGTTGTGCCAATGTAAATTAACATAGCTTGCCCTCTCTCTCGTTCATCTTCTGCCCTAACGATTAGGTACAGACTACCGCACTCTACCACATAGGCAGAGTGCGATAGTACGCATCTACTCGCACTCTCTTCTAATATCTTTGCCACAATCTAGGCAGAAGATAAGATAGCACTTCGTGCCGTCTAGGTGCCGGAGGCAGGGCGTTAGCCCTTCCTCTTTCTGTAAACAATCGTGACTCATTAACATAGCTCCCCTTCAGGGTGGTACTCGCTGCATAGCTCGCACTCCTCAAACCAACCCTGCACAGTGAACTCTTCGCCGCACTTGTCGCAATCGTTGCCGTAGAGCGTGCCGTCCTCTCGGTCATAGGTGCCCTCGCCTTCTAGCACTTGCCCGCACTCGCACTCTGATGCGTAGCTAGTCGTCTCCATTACTTGCCCTCCCTTTCTCTTATCTTAAAGAATACCCTACAGCCTAGCTCTAGCAAGCCCCACAAGATAACACCCTGCACGGCCAGCGATAGCAAGCCTCCGGCCAGCTCTACGAATTGAATCGTCATTACTTGTCCCCTTCGTCTAGTAGTCGCAACACCATCGCAAGGGCGTCACTGTAGCCCTCTTCATACTTGCGGGTCAAGGTGTCGTCATAGTCCTCGTCATAGCTCTCGTCATCAAAGGCAGATTCTAAGCTCTTCCACACTTCGTGAGAGCGGTAATACTCTGCCTTCAGTTTTTCGATCGATTCTCTCTCCATCACTTGCCCTCTCTTTCCAGTGTATCGCAGGCATCTAACCACGCCTGCGGATTCTGCCGTACTAGCTCCAGCTCCATTACGCCGTAGCTCTTGTATAGCTCTGCCTCTGCGCACCCTTGCGCGTCCGAGGTAGTAAGCCCCTCGCCCTCAAGCTCTGCGACAAGGGCGCGATACTGGCGGATATAGTCGATAGCTGTAATCATTACTTGGCCTCTTCTTCGCTCATATATTCTGCCCAGATGTCGGTCTCTTCGATGCCTTCGCCGTAGACTTCGCGTAGCTCATAAAGGGCGTAGCGAATACCTTCGGCGTATGCCATTGTAGATTGCTTACGCATCTCTGCGGCATTAGCTTGTATCTCTTTCATATCCATTTACTTGCCTCCTTCTGTAGCTGATGACCTCATCAGTAGCCGAGTAACGGCTAGACGCCTCACGGCGTTTCGGTCTATAGCTCTACTAGCCTATCGTCCGTGAATTGCTCGCAGTACTTGCAGACTTGCATACCACGGACTACGGAAGCTATCTTCCGAGCTGAGCATATCTCGCACATATTTACCCCTTTCCCTCGCGGTGTGCGCCCATTGTTGCCTATGGGGTATAGGCGTGTCAAGTCTATTTAGCATAAATCTTTATTACAGTTTGGTAACGATATTTACAGCTTTCTGCAAACTACCGGCCGGTAACATAGGTAGACATAACGGGGCAGATTGTAAAGGGTGTACAGATTGCAAGCTATTGTCGAGGGTGCCGGAGGGTTAGTCAGCCCATACATATTTAATAAAACTTATCCACAACCTTTATCCACAGCTGGGGACAAACCTGTGGACAAAGATCCCGCGGTCGGGCGTGTCGCCGTGGCAGACAAGGCAGGGGGTGGGGGTCTGCCGTCTCACGGGGTGAGACCGACCCCAGATGCTTAATCGCGACCCCGCGGGTATATATACTCCCCAACAAAAAATATTTGCTAAAGTGAAACCGTGATTTAGCCTCTGACCTGCGGTTATATATACAGTGACTAAGGTCACACAGTACAACCCGCTAAATGACCCTATTTTAGCGCCTTATATATAGTAGGGGAGCAAAGCGGGGAAGCTATGCTTTGCGACCCGTTACGCTACGGGTGAAACCCTTCGCGTAGCCCCCTAGGGCGAAGCGAGCTTTACCCCTCGCTGCGCTGTGGCTTGCTCGGGAGTTTGACTCCCGCCGCGGTACTTGGGCGGGGATAGTTATATCCAGTATTGAATCTTATATTTTGAGACAGCCCAGTATTAGGAAACTCTCCAACCTAGTATTAGAGGAAGCATTCCGGCCCATCACGGGCCGTTTACTATTAGGAGATTACGTGGCAGAGAACTCAGCAGATATAGCCAAGAGGATTATCCTCGGCTGTGTTGCAGAAGGTATGACCATTGAGGCCGCTTGTGGCTCAGCCGGTAAA